ACACCCGGATATTTCAGAGTGTTTGCCAAGTACTTCACCGAAGTAAACACTGATTTTGTTATTCACTAAGTATTCGACATCTTCTGTGTCTGCAATAAATACTCCTTCAAGATTGCCCATTCTTCCGCAATCGAAGTCCATTTTAAATAATGCTTTCATAACTAAATCAAATCAATTATTTTGGTTTTAACAATCGCATCCAATCTCATATCAGACAAACCTTGTGAAAGGTGTTGTTCCATCAAAGTGTTTGCCTCCTTTAAATCCTTTGCGCAAACCAAATTATAGTATTTCAATTCTTTCTCATTGCCGTTCTCATCAATCTGAGTATCTACAATGGTAGCCTTGAAGAATGGTTTGTCTTCTGTCTTTTCGTTGATTATCTCAATGATGTTTGAACGTGAAATGGAGAAGACATCAGATTCCATATTATCGGATGCGTACTGTTCGATCCCTTTGGCTTCCGCTTCTGCAAAAAGTGAGCAGTCTGTAATGAAGTGTTCTTTTACTTCTTTTTCAAGACCGTCCTTGTTAGGTTTCATCACCTTTAACTTTACCTCGTAATACATATCATTCCTCCTTTGTCTTGTTACGTTCCTTAATCATTGCATCAGCTATTTGGTAAGCTGCTTTAGCCTGTTTTTCAGAGTTGTAGTTTGTAATACTAACTTCTTTGGATGGGAAAAACAATGTTACAATTCTATTCCATAAAGTTCTCCTGCGTTTTGCTGTCATCATTATGCACTTCATTGCTTCAAGTGCAATATGATCGCGCGATATGTTGCTTTCCATAATTTTATTGCTTTAATTGATTAATAATTTGTCTTTTGATTTTCTTGTACAACTTCCCGACAAAACGTCCATGCTTCTCTGTTCCGTCATCGGGCAACTCGTTTTTATAAATATGAAGAAGTAACTGGATGAGAAGCACTTCTTGTTTTGTCAAAGTAAGTTTCATTTAAATATGAAATTTGTTTTGTTCAACCTCTATCTCCATCAACTGAATCAAACGTTCTTCGTTTGGAGATGGGATATATATACCACATTGGGCACTCGAAAAATTCCGAAACCGCTCAATAGTTAGGCTCATCTCCGCGCTGTCAAGATCAGAAGAACTTCGTAGATACTTTATCCGACCCAAAAACTTGTCTTCTCTCTCACGGACGAAAGTGTCTTTGTTGCAGAGAATCTTGTAATAGTTCCGCTTTACATATTCCATCGTTTCACCGATTTGGCAACCGAAATAAGCAAGGCAGACATGAAGGTATTTGTTGGCTTGAATACCCCTTTGCGGTCTCTTTTCCGTCAATTCAAACACCTTCTGTTCCTTTATCAACTTCTCCAGCTTCGCTCTTGCCTGCTGGACGTGGAGAGGATTGGAACCATCGTACTTCATCAGAAGGGCAAATCTAGATCATCATCCTGGGAAACACTCGGAGCATTATTTATATCCTCTGGGCTAGGTGATGTATTCTGAGGTACAAACTCTTTGAGGTCACCAAAAATATACCGTGTACCTTCTACCCGTTCCTCTCTTTTAGGAGAACAAGTGATGAAATGCGTATGCCCGAACTGGGATTTCTCTTTGCGCTCGATAACAGCCACATTCACATAGATTCTTTCAACTCCGTCTTTACACTTAATTTTCTTCATCTGCTCACGAGGTATATCAGAGAGACAGATAGAACCACTTAAAATTGCCATAATTATATTGTTTTTAATGTTACACTTCCAACTACTGGAATCTCTTTTAAATATTTCTTATACAAATCAGGATAATCTTTCTCAAACGCCTTCTTGTCGAAATCCTTTCTGATAGTGTCCTTTTTGCGAGTAAATGATATGATATCACCTTTCCAACTATATTCACCGGCTTCTACCATAGCCATCATAACGCCATCAGTTATTTCTTTCTTTTTATCGGACCAATATTTTGCCTGTGATACAATTTCCTGTATTGTCCTCTCCATCTTTCGGTACTCTCCAGGAAGAGTAACAGGGGATATGGAATAGGGATTCACAAACTGTCTGCCTTCCGAATCACATTTCAACAGATTTATTACAATTTCTGATGGTATTCTCTCGACTTCTACTATTTCATGGTTTTTACCTCTCAACCATATACCTATAAGCCTTACCGCATTGCATCCCGGATTCTGCAACTCAAAAAAGTATGCATATATACTCAACTGCCATCTTACAGATTCCTTGTCAAGCACGTAAGTGGTCTTTATATCACCTAAAGTAAAATCCGTATCATTTTCGCGATAAACCTTGTCGATACAGCTTGCATAGTGCTCATTGTCAGATACAAGATATTCGGAACATTCGTACCTCAATCCCCAATCATCTTTCAGTTTCTTGTATCCTTGTGCTTCATCGCTGTCATGAGTTATCCCCATATCATCGACAAGTTCGCAGATACTATGGATCATAGTACCTCTTTCAGCCGCTTTCCTTAACACGTCTTCGGGAACATCACGGTATTTATCGGGGAAAAGCTGTCTGCCTATCACGGAAGTAATACCACTTAGTTCCTTATCCCCTAGCATATAAGTATGTTCATCGGGATTGAAAACGACTTGTGATTTGATTAGTTTCATTTCAGTTCTCCTTTCCTTCTTGTCACCGCTTCAACAAAACGTTTGTCACTCTGTAATTCCTTATAATTTCCCCATACTACCTGTAATGTCTCGATTGACAGGCTTGATCTTACTTCCTGCAATGCCATCGCAAGGAAATCCGTTTCCTCAGGTGTTGTACTATCAGGGTCCTTTTGCTCTTCTGTAGGAATCAGGAACAATTGAAGCAAAGAATATTTCAACGCTATGCTCATTGCTTTATTCATTCCTTTATCGCCTGCGTCCATTGCTTCACCCACATTTACAGTTTCCACAAAGCTGCCATCAGTGGTCATATACCTAAACTTTATCGTAGCCCTTGTAAATGTGTTCGTACCGCCGGATTTCGTTATCCTGTTCTCCGTTGTGAAGTTCTGCACTTCCTGTAGTATGAACACCTCATTTTTTGAGAATAATTCATGAAGTTCGTTCATAACGTTGTCAATCCCACGGAATTTGAATCCCTGTTGCTGGTTCTTCTCCGATTTGGTGATAGCCTTTGTCTCTTTGAGGATATTGGCTATCTTACTGTATATTAACTGTTCACTCATTATAAAATTATTATTTACCAACGCAAAAAAGGCAGGTCCGCAGTCCTTACAAAGTTCCGCTTCCTGCCATGATATCTCTCCGATTCTTCAAGTTCGTTTTCAAGAGAATCGATTTCTTCATTAAGCAAGGATATATATTTACCTTTACAGTCAGCATTGAATGTGAGCCTTACCGATTCCTCACTCATTGACTGGACTATATCAAGCTCTGAATAAAGTTTTTCCAATTCATCGCTTATCTGGCTTATAGTTCTCATACCTTTTCAAGAAATTGGATCGGCAACGAGCATACACCTTTCATATTAGGATATTTGACATCAGCATATCCGTTAGCGATATAAACTATTGTACCTGTCAACGTATCACCTATCTCACGTACTTTATCACCTTTCTTCATAACCATTTATTTTAAGTTTATCTAATTATTGTGGCAATGGTTTCCAAAAATCAATGTCCCATGCCCGGTTAGTATTTCCACATATCCAAATGTTCTTCTTATGCTCACTATCGAATACCAACATCCCGGTATTCACAAATTTCCCGGAACTCTTTACAAACACTCTTGTGTCTAATGGTGGAGGATCTTTTTCTGCATTCCTCCATTTCATGGATTCCAAAACAAATTGAGCACCTTTTTCAAAATCCACTGATGCTGTTCTTTTGTGCGTAATTCCATGTATGCCATTTGCATACTCTCTGGCTTTCTCCTTTATTATATTTATATCCATAACTTAACTTGTTTCCAATTAAAAAACTCCTGCTATCTTCACAGACTACAGGAGCAAAACCTAAACGACTTAATCTATCACTTATGATAACTTACAGCCACCGTCAGCGGAATCGGGCCGCCATACTATCCGTTAAATGAAAGTAGAGATTAGAACAGATAATTATTTATGTTTATTACCTTAGACAGTACCAACCATGGACGGTGAAATTCCGTACCTATATTCACATACAGGCACGGACAGACAACATTAACTTTATGAAATAACAAAAAAACTAGATGAAAAAATCATTCATATTCCTTTAACTCTCTGTATGTCATTACCACCAATCTCACACACAATAATGAGATAATGGAAAATATAATCACCGATACAGATTTTATAGGGCTTTCCGTAACTATCGCACCATAAATCATTCCTAAAGAACATAGTGCGGCAAATATAGACAGGATAAAATTAGCTGTTTTCATAATATGCATTTTTATATTGTTCCCCTCAACGGCTTAAACCGGTTGTTACCCCGAATCTTACGGGAGGGGATATATTAGACCTTCCGGCGGTACTTGTGCCCAACCAAGTTTACTTAATGCACTAAGGACAAATCGGTGCACCGAAAGTATGTTCAATCAATTATTATAGACCCTCAATACGTCACGGCATCCCTGCTGGTATTGACTCCTATAATCAGTCCGTTTGTCTGCATTATATGGCTTATGAGTTACACCATATAAACATTTACAATGTGTGAAAGAACTTTGAACAGTTCCCCTCAACGGCTTAAACCGGTTGTTACCCCGAATCTTACGGGAGGGGATATATTTATTTGTCTGCTGAAATACAAGCCAATTGTTTCTTTAGATAACTTATACGATCACATTCCATATCACATATTTGACTACCTTGTTTTTGGTTGTGAGGATAATGCTTACATTTCCCCCTTTGAAAACAAGGACATAACTGCCGGTACACTATCACAGTTCTTTCTTCTATCTCCTTGCATGCAATACTAATAGCTTCCAGCGCGTCAGCTTTAAAAATCAACGGTTCTACCGGATTACCAAGCTGGTAGCATTTATTATTTATAAAATCGGTTGCTTTGCTCATTTTTTATTTATCTAATAAGTATTTATTTACATCTTGTTTAGAGAAATACAACAGTTTGCCCTTTTTAGTATATGGGATAGTACCATCATGAACGCGTTTTCTTAAAGCCCCTTGAGATATTCCTAGATATTCTGCGCATCTAGCAGAATTCATTACAGAATCATTCTGTTTTCCCGTCACTTCTGCAAATCTTTCCGTGAGCATATTCATTTCTGTTCTTGTCATCATAACCTTTGAATATTTATATTTTCACTCTGATAATGGATTCTGCACCACCATAATTCTTTATCGCCTCTTCCCTTATTCTTACTGCAAGTTCAGTGTTGATAATGTACTTTAATGCTCTGCGTACTGTTTCACCGCTAACCCCGAAATGAGATGCGATGTGTTTCTGTGCACCTTGTGGAACGATTATCCGTGGGATTTCTTTGGTTCTTCCTATTTTATTCATATATTTGTATATTAATTATTGCCGTTGCGAAATAAAACTGTATTCAGTTCGTTTTCACATTGCAAAAGTAAGCGGTTTAACTTTCAGTTGCAAATTAAACCGCTAAAAAATATAAGCTAAACCGTTATTTAGAAACATTTTAAATAATATATTATGAAAACAACTGTAAATGAAAGAATTACTCAAATAATATCTCAATTCGGATATAAAAGTAAAAGATCTTTTGCAGAAAAGATAGGTATCGCACAGACATCACTTAATGATATCCTAAGAGGAGCAGAGCCAAAATATTCAACATTATATAAAATTTTGGAAGCTGAACCGCTTGTTTCTTCGGAATGGCTACTCCGTGGTGAAGGTGAGATGCTTAAATCTCAGCCCACATCACTTGATTTAGAATCAAAAACGAATAAAACATCCGCACCACATCAAATTGAAACAAAAAATATTAACATAGATTTACATGGAGAACAAATAGACAGCAAAAGGACTATCGAAGTCCTTATAAAAGTAATAGAAACATACCAAACACGTATGGATGACTTACTAAATGTTATCGAAGTGCTTAAAAATGAAAACACCGATTTGAAAGAACAGTTAGAAAAACCAAATGTAAGCTAAACAAATGAACATCTTATCATGTTTTTTAAGGAGATTAAAAACCTTAGATATGAACAATGATATAATACACAAATTAGAAGACATTGCCATTAAGATGAACAACCAACATGATAGATTAGAAAGACTTCTTTTCGGAGTTGAGTTAAATCTAATTACATGCAATAAAATAGAGCCAGAAAAGAATAATATACATAAGACGATTAGTCTTAATAAAAAATAGATATTATGGAAAAAGTATTGCTAATATCTTTATTACTTATTGGAGTAATATCTAGTTGTAGTAATAACGAAGATAACATTCCCGTAGATGATTATTTAACAACTAATGAATGGAAATTATTAGCCCAAGATTCAACGCATATATATTATGCATCAATAAATAATGAATCTAAAAAGCGGCTGGTAAAAGAAAGAAGAAGTGATAATAAGATTATATGGGAGAAAGATATGATAATTCCTGATCCAGTAGATATATATTTAGGATATGGAGAATACAAAACAGTAGCTTTTGAGCCATCTTCAGGATATCCTTTTTTTGACAATGATAATTTATTATTGTGTAAATGGTCTGGTTTTGTTAATATTTCAATGATGTTAAAATGCTCAGCCGAGTGTATTGCCATTTATAATCTGAATGGGGATCTTATATCTACTAAATATATATGTAATGACGGAGCATATAATTACGATTACGAAAATGCAGCTATAAGATATGGGGATTCTATTATAATAGGGAAAAATAACGGATATTTTATTATTGACAAGAGCGGAAATATAATAGAAGAAAATAACCATATACATCTAGCTGGGTTTGGTAGTCCTGACGCTATTTTGGGAAGAAAATATGTGCTAGTCGATTGGGATGACGGGAGGACTTCTTATGACGGTATGTCAATATTTGACCTTGACAAAGGAAGAACAGATATAAATCTACATAGCTATATCAATCATAAATATAAAAAGCCTTCTAAACTCAATTATACAAACATATCTACTAGTGGAAATAAAATGGTCATTTCGTTAAAAATTATATTTTATGACAATACCACTACAGACGAAAAAATTATCGTTGATATTGATTTGGGAGAAATTATAGAATAACGTCATTAATCTAATATTCTAAGCAAAACATTATGTTTTAACTCCTATCTAACAATCAATGGTAAACTGTATGAAAAAGTAATATGATACGCTATACAATCTTGTTAAAAATAGGTGGATTTTTTAACTTAAAACGGAATTTGTCGGTATCACAAAACATAGAAAAAGCCCTCTACAGGGCTTAGAGGCGTGTTGAATATTTTTACTATGTGATACCAATGGCAATAAACAACGCTTAATCAGTTGATTATAAATAATTTGTTAGATTCCCGGTTTCGGCTCAAGAAGCGGTAGAATACCGCTTCTTTTTATTTTATATAGTTCTCTTTTTCCATATAATAAAGCCCTTCTCCACGGTCACCATTCTCTA